CATACGAGATAGATGTAATGGCAGTTTTCTTTCTGCCCGGCCCTATGGATGCGGGCCTTCGCCTGTTCAAAATTCGCCATCGAATAATCAAGGGAATAAAAGGCCATTGTGGATGCTGCCGTGAGCGTGATGCCCAATCCGGCCGCCGCAATCTGCCCCAAGAACACACGGCACTTATTGTCATATTGAAAACGATGAATTTCACTGTCACGATCTTTCACGCCGCCGCGAACCACGGCATAGCCGATCTTTTTCTTTTCGAGAAGTTCCTGAATATCGTCCAGTTCCGGTACGAAACGAGCCATAATGACAAGCTTTTTATCCTCAGCCAGACAGGAATCAATGATGTCGGAAAGCGCATCAAGTTTTGCCCTGCTCACGGTATTGACCACACCGTCGTCGTCGGTCAAATGCCCGCCCGTGATTTGAGACAGGCGCAGGAGCCTGGTGAGGATGTTCGCTGTGGTAACCTCCGACTCGTCCAGTTCCGCATAGCTTTCATTCTCAATGCTGTCATATAATTTGGCGGCGTCCCTCTCCAGAGCAACAGTACGGACTTCCTCGGTGATTGCCGGAAGATCAAGGCACTCCGATTTCGTCACGCGGAACGCGACTGAGTGGAGCTTCCGCAGGAATTCATCCGTCATCCATTTACGGAAGACAGGGGTATGGTTGCCGTAGCCGCCCATATCAAAATATTGGTTGCGGAAAGAATAAAACGATGTGCCAAAAATCTGAGGATTGAGGAAACGGTACTGCGAGAACACATCCAGTTCGCGGTTCGTGATAACCGTTCCCGTAAGGAGCAGCTTGTATCTTGCCTTATCGCCGATGTGGTGCATTCCCTTGCTCTGGGAAGTGCGGTTCTCCTTCAATTTGTGCGCCTCGTCCGCAATCACCAGGTCGGCGTTATATGCCAGCAGTTCCTTTTCAAGCCGCCACGCGCTTTCGTAATTCACGACCACGACCTGCAAGCCTTTGTCCGGAAGCTTTGTCAGCTGCTCTTTTTTCTTCGCCGACGTACCCTTGAGGATGGTCATGGAATATGGGAAGTCAGCAAATTTCTCAAATTCCTCCTCCCAAACCCCGAGGATGGAAAGCGGCGCGACAACAAGCACCCGGTTGACCTTGCCGTACTGGTACATACAACCAGCCGCGGCAATGCTTACGATGGTCTTGCCGGTACCCATTTCCATCAGCAGAGCCGTGCCGCGGCTTTTGAGATGATCGTCAAACACGCCGAACTGGTTGCAGGCAAAAGCAAAGGCTTTCTTTTGGTGCTCATACGGAGTGGCCTTAATCGGCATCATCAGTTCCATGTTCTCAGGCATTCCGCTCACCCCGCTTATCCGTGCATACTTCCTTTTGCGTGGAGCCTAATTCTTTGATCTCAATGCCCTGCACGGTTTTACCCGGCTTCAGCACGAGGATTTCGCAAAATTCCCCAAAAAGAAAGGTGAGCAGCCTTTTCGGCAGGCTGATATGTTCGCTCTGCAAAACTTCCTTTTTATTGCCGTTCCTGTCGGCAATATTGATTCGTACTTTGTGTTGCATTTTCATGTATTGGTCCTCCTGTCCCTGATTGGCCTTGCTGAGGAGGATGAATGTATTTCCTTCCTCACTCACTGCCGAGAAATTCAATCCCCCAAGAGGGGAGCGGCCGGGGAGGACTCCGACCGCCGTATCTGCCGCCGTTCACGGCTCAGTCCTTTTTCGGGTAAGCATGGCGTTTCACACGCTCAACACCGAAGGATTTGGCGACCTTATCAATAATTTTGTTTTTGCGGTTGGTCATTGCCGCAGAGGACGGCAGCTTGCCCGTCTGCTCGGCTTCAGCCTGGCGCATCTCCTCAAGCTGCGTACCCTTGCCGAAATGCTCAAAAAAGAAATCCTGCTGTGCTTCGGTACAGTTCTCATCAATGATGCGGCGCACTTGTTCTGCCTGAGGATTCTCCGGCTCCGGCCCGGCGAACAGTGCGTCTTCCGGGCTGCCGCTCTTGTCGGCAATCGCATCCCAGGGATCTACGGCATCCTCGTTATTTGGATCCGATATGTAGCTGTTGGCCTTTGCCTCAAACAAGGGATCGCACAGTTCGTCCTGGTAACGGTCATTCAAATCCATGTCATGGTCAGAGGAATCGAGGATAAGCGTCAGTTCCAGTGACAGGTCTTTGCCGACCTCCAGTTTTTGCGTAACCATGCGTTTAGCGTCTGGATCCCAAGCCTCGTAACAGTAATATTTTCCGTCCGAGGACAGGTAGCAGGTACGGTTGCGGTTGTAGTTGCTCTTGCGTTTCTTTGAATCGTTGTTTCTCGACATTTTTGTTCCTTTCTCGCCTTCGGCGTGACCGAGAGGAGTCAGGAACAAACGCAAAGAGCCGATTTTGAAACGTAAATGGCCAGATGACTATGAAACCTTACGTTTCAAAATCATCCGGCCATTTGGTAGTTCGCAATCGACTCCGTTGCTCGGTATGAATAGACAATAATTTATAAACTTATGGTTTTTACTGATGCTTTGTCACACCATATTCTTACAATGTTGTGACACTGAGGGCATTTCATTTCAATATAAATTTTTTCCTTGGGAATATCCGAAATGTCGCAGGCCCTCTTGCCACAGCAAGGGCATCTAAGAGGCTTTGTTTTTTTATTCATAGTATCTCCTTTCTTAGTAGCTGTTAGCTTAACAGCTAACATATTGGGTAAAAAAATATATAGCGCCTTCTCGCCATATATTTTTTACATTACAATTGGTATTTTTTTATAATCATCTATAATTTCAAGTCCCTTTAGACGATAAAAAGCTGCTTCTTTAGAAACGTTAAAAGTATCGCTAATCTGGGTCATCGAAGAAATAATCCACTCCGTCGTCCCGTCATACGGCTTTCCTGCAAGTAGAATTTTAACAGCACTTTTAGGCATTAAAACAGCAGCAGAAAAGCGATTAGCCTGTTGTTCAACTCGTTCGGCATCAGACATATTATGAAAGCCATTGAGATTTTGCCAAGATGCCTTAAAATCCGAACGACATCTCACATATATTCCAGTGTTATCTCTCTCACTGGAACCTATTGTATTAAGAAAATAGGATGGGTGAAAAATGCCATGTCCGCCTTCATGACCGAGTGTGAAACGCAGACGATGCTCTTGATTTTCACTATCAAGACTGCCATCAATTACAATTGTGCCAGCCTCTACATGAGCATAATCTGCTCGATTTTCTTCTGGAATGTAAATGGGAAGACGATTTGTCGTCTGAAATACTGTCGTGCCAAGATAAACACCACAGTGAGATAAGTACATAAATTCAATCGGCATTTTTAGGTATTTGTCTACAAATCTTTCAATATCAATTGCGTGCGGATTAAATAAAGAAGAACTATCAAAATCTACTATCATTCGTTCTCCTATTGTATCAATCTCTGCGTTTGATATTATAGGAATTCCGGTATTAGAATACCTCAATTCTGGTTTAAACATGCCTTATCCTTTTCGCCTCCTCAGATCATCCACAAATCGCTGCCATTCTTCCTCGCTTGCATCAAGATCGCGGGCTGTGCGAAGAGCTGCGCTGACGTACTCATGTTCCATAATATATTCCGGTAAATCTGGAGGAATTGAGTTTTTCTGTTTCCCGGCTGCATTATACAGGGCTGTTGCTTCCTCTTCATCTAAATGCAGAACAACAACAACCTTTTCTATGCGCTCAGCTGTCAAGGCAGCGCGCCTTCCTTTTTCAACATCACTTAAGAATGGTGCGGAAACGCCAATCCCTCTGGCCAGTTCCCTTAATGTTACATCTTTCTTTTCTCTGAAAAAAGTAAGTAATTCACCAAAGGATTTATTTCCAATTTCCATTGTGACACCTCCAACTTTAAAAATCTGTTATCTGTTAGCTAAACAGCTAACAATAGTGTACATCTTTTTTGGGTCAATGTCAAGAGAGCTTCTAAAATAAAATATTATAGATAACCCCCGAGATGTTTCTAAAAATTATTGACTTATTCGATAAAAATCCGTATAATTATATGTGAACGCAAAATATTATTTTGCGATATGCTCTTAAAGCTATGCGATAATAAATTGGAAGGGGTAGAAAATGTCTACTGTCAGTTATAAAAAGCTTTGGAAACTTTTAATTGATAAAGATATGAAAAGAAAAGACTTGCGAGAAGCGACAGGTATTAGTACTGCTTCTATGGCAAAGCTATCAAAAAATGAAAATCTAACGACCGATGTGCTTTTGAAAATATGCGATGCGCTTAAGTGTGATATTTCGGATATAATGGAAATTTCATTGGATGACAAAGAGCAACTTAATAACGAAAATGAAAAGGTGTAACAATGAAAAAGAAAAAAACGCTAAACACGTTTCGTGATAAATTTATATGTGGTGACTGTGAAACTGTTTTACAAACTATACCAGATTCGAGTATTGATCTTATACTAACATCTCCTCCCTATGCAGATAAACGTGATTATGGCGATGTAGATGGCACGATTCCACCTGATGAATATGTTGATTGGTTTATTCCAAAAGCAAGGGAAATGCATCGGATCCTTAAGGACGATGGCAGTTTCGTTCTTAATATCAGCGATAAAGTTGTAGATAACTTTCAGCACCTATATGTATTTGAGCTTTTATTGAAATTATGTAAAGAAATTGGGTTTCATCTTGTACGCGACTATATATGGTATAATCCTGCGACTCCTCCAAATGTATATTCTAGGGGAGGTTATGGTCGCACTAAAAAATCACACGAATATTGCTTTTGGTTGGCAAAGGGTGACACATGGGAATTTAATATGGATCCAATCAGAAAGCCGTACAGTAAAGATATGAAAAAATATCTTCAGGGCAAAGGAAAGGGAGATCGAAACTACAATACACGTCCCAGCACACATAATTTCGATTGTGAGAAGGTGTGGACCGATAACGGTGGTTCCGACCCTGGAACAGTAATTGAAATTGCAAACACAAGCAGTAATGATTATTTTATGAAGTTATGTAAAGAAGAGGGAATTGGCCACCCTGCACGTTTCCCCGAAAAACTGGCAGAATTTTTTATTCTTGCTGGAAGTTCTGCAGGAGATGTTGTACTCGATCCATTTTCAGGCTCTGGCACCACTGCTGCTGTGGCACAACGACTTAACCGCATATGGATTGGCATTGATGCTAATTCTGATTATTGCCGTCTTGCCGCTCTGAGATTGCAATATGAAAAGGATTTACAAGAAGAGGTTGCCGATGATAATACAGGAGATAAATAAGAGCAACTACGCAGTCCGACGAATGGATGGCGCAAAAGGAATGCTTCTGCTTCCAGATAAATCCATAAAACTCATTTATGGTTCACCTCCATATCCCAATGCAGAACGTGAATATGGAGTATGGCGATCGTCTGAATATATAAGAAAAATGTCACCATTTTTGGATTCAGCTTGTTTAAAACTACGCGATGATGGCTTTATTGTGATAAATGTTAAAGCGAACAGGGAGAAATCAACATCCAAATGTTCGTCCAAACGTTCATTGGTAATAGAAAAACTCGCAATAGAAATGGAAGAAACGTGGGGATTGCATTGTGTTGATATCGAGATTTGGGTAAAAGAGAATCCTGTACCCACGGGACTTCGGGTAGCCTGCCAAGATGCTTATGAACAGAATCTATGGTTTTCAAAATCCTCTAAATGGACAATAAATATTGACGCAATACGAAGGCCTTATGAATCCCATAGTGTTCAAACATACGAAACCTACGAATACAAGCCCCGTTCAAACGGCAACACATACGTTCGCAAAAATAAACGAATAGCCCCAAACCCATTGGGCGCATTACCAAAGAATATTATAAGCGGAGGGGTATCGGCTCGAATTGATGACCATCCAGCCACGCAGCCGTTGTATCTGCCACAAAAATATATAAAAGCTACAACAGCAGAAAACGACTTAGTGGTTGATCCTTGGATGGGAAGTGGTACCACAGGATATGCAGCTTTGTCTCTCGGGCGGCGCTTTGCTGGGTTTGATGTTGTAGAAGAATATGTAGAACATGCGGCTTCTCTTCTTCGCTCTATCGCAGGAGGACATGATAATGGCAAAGAAAAAGAGACTTAGTAAAAAAGCATTGAATACTATTTTCATTGAGGGACTCGATGATCATGTCACTTGGCATAGTGACACGACATCATTTCCTCTTCTTGTGGATTTATGTCCAAGAAGCTTACGTCTGCGTGTTTACTTATGGAACTGCACAAATCCTCCTGGCGGTCGTGCTTTAGGCGAATATAAGATTCAAATAATCCTTCCTGGTCAAAAGCATGGAGAACGCGGACATCTTGACTATTCTGATGGGCGCATGCCTATTATTGGTGCATTAGTACGGGACGGCGAAGATATTGTTTTTGCTTTTTGGGATGCTGAAAAACATCTTGATTTTGCATATAGTTGCAATATGCAAGTTAAGGCTGATGTGATTGTTGAAGCTCTTTGCACAAAGGTATCTGAAACAACGAGAAAAAATAATGAGCGTATTGTATGTGCTCGCCCTCAGTTTTTGTACGATGCCATAATTCGTCGTATGGATATCATGCACGAAGAACTACTTGGAGGTACATATGAGTCTTAAGGAACAAACATATCTTACTTCTTATAATAAGGCCGAGCATGACATAGCTGATATGTTTTATCTTCCATGCATGAGGCACTCAAGCCGTTACGATAGAATCTCCGGGTATTTTGGAAGCACAATCTACATTATTGCCTGGGATGCTTTACGGGAATTTATCGATAACAATGGTAAGATGCGCTTGATATGTTCACCGTATGTATCTGATGAAGATGCCACTGCGTTAGCTAATGGCTACTCTGCGAAAAATGATGAATTGCTCGCGGAGTCGCTTGCAAAAGAAGTGCGGACCTTATTTGATGATCCTTTTTTATCTGCTCCAGCAAAGCTACTTGCATATATGATTTCAAAAGGCATTATTGATGTAAAAATCGCTGTTCCAACTGGCAAAGAATCACCAAATGCAAGGAGACTGTTTCACGACAAAGTCGGTATTTTCACGGATTCCGATGGTAATAAAGTGGGCTTCCGTGGTTCAATGAATGAAACGTACAGAGGACTCTCTTCCGATGGAAACATGGAGTCTATTGATGTATTTCCGGATTGGCTCGATAGCCGCGATGCCGAACGAGTTGATGACGCATCAGTATTTTTTGAAAAGCTATGGTCAGAATCCGTTTCAGGAATTATTGTGTATCAATTCCCGAATGCCTCTAAAGAAATATTACGAACTAAAGCGGAGGGAGTAAAATGGCACGAATTACTGGATGAAATCCATGTAGAAGAAAACAAGGCAAAAAAGTGGAAACCAAGTAATCATGTTGGCAGCCGCACACCCCGTCCGCATCAAGTAAATGCCCTTGAAGCATGGGTAAAGAATAATCGCCGAGGCATTTTTGAACATGCTACAGGCAGCGGAAAAACTTTCACTGCCATGTGTGCAATCCATGATGCTTTTAAGAGAAATGAAGTCGTACTGATTTTAGTCCCATCAAGAGACCTATTAAAACAATGGGATCGAGAATTGAGGGAAACCTTGCTCGAAGATAAAATATACTATCTTCTTTGCGGGGATAACAATAACGAGTGGAAAAAGCCCGGAACTTTGGCATCTTGGACAAGTGATGGAGGTTCAACTCATCGCATTATTCTTGCAACTATGGATACAGCCTGCTCAGATGATTTTGTAAAAAATGTATCGCATGGTAATCATCTGTTTGTCGTGGCTGACGAAGTACATAGATTGGGAAGCCCACGGAGACGTAACGCCTTAAATATAGATGCAGGTGCAAGGTTGGGCTTATCTGCCACGCCACGCAGATATGGAGATCCCGAAGGAACGTCTGCGCTCTTTGATTATTTTGGCGGTCTCGTACCACCACCCTATACATTGGATGACGCAATAAAAAGCGGCGTTTTAACAAAGTATTTTTACAACCCACTCACCATTACCCTCACACAAAATGAGCAGGAAGAATGGAACGATATTACAAAACAGATAAGTCAGCTTATGGCTCGTATGAAAGCTAATGGAAATTCAGATACGAGTATTACCTCCAACACACGCTTGAAGCAGTTGTTGATTAACAGAGCGCGTATTGTCAAGAATGCATCTGGTAAAGTTCCCTTGGCCATCAATCTCTTGCTTAGAGAATATGTGGTAGGCCAGAGTTGGATTATCTATTGCGACAATATCACACAGTTAAAGAGTGTATTGAACGGTGCGATTGACGCTGGTTTTGATGCATTTGAATACTATGCAGATATGGAAGGTGATCGAGACGAGACGCTCCGATACTTTTCTAAGAACGGCGGCGTCTTGGTTTCGATTAAGTGCTTGGATGAAGGTATTGATATTCCTTCTACCACACACGCTTTGATTCTTGCGTCTTCACAGAATCCAAGAGAATTCATTCAGCGCAGAGGTAGGATTCTAAGAAATTCACCAGGTAAGCTCTTCGCACATCTTTATGATGCGATTACGGTTCCCGTGGTCGAATCTGAAGAAACGCCAAAGTCTATGTCGATTATTATCGGTGAATTATCAAGAGCGATTCAGTTTGGTTTAGGCGCAGAAAACCCTGCCTGTGTTACCGATTTGAAAAATATAGCCGTTGATTACCAGATCGACTACAACAGTTTACAAAACACCGGAATTGAGGAGGATGATGACAATGACTAACATCGAAATCAATGAACTGATTTCCGTATTGGAAAAAATCAGAGCCAAGCAGCAGCCCAAAATACCTGCATCATTGATTCAAGATATCGTAAATGCGGAATTTTCGTCTCAGGATGATAGGACAAAGGCAAGACATGATACGCAGAAAGTCATAGATGATTTTCTGAAGACGGTAACCATTTAATAAGGAGGGTTGTTTGTTATGTTGAAGTTTACGAGTATAACCATCAATAATTTTGGTCCTTATGAAGGTGAGCAGACAATTGACTTCGGTGATGGAGATGGTGTTACCCTTATTTGGGGAGACAATGGACATGGGAAAACCACGCTTCTGAACCTCTTCCGTTATGCCTTGTTTGGCAGATTCCAATACCGCCATGAGACGGTAGAAGATATTCTAAAATTGGTGAACCGAGAAGGAATGAAAGCGGGTAAATACGATTTTAAGGTTGTATTGAAAATGCTCCACGATGGAAAAAAATATGAACTTACTCGTCAATATAGTGTTCGTTCTGGTGTAACAGTTCCTTCCAAGAACGATGACTATGTTCAGGATGTTTTTCTTAAGGTTGATGGGCATTTTGCTCCAAATAAAGAACATGAACTGGCATTAATAATGCCAGAGGATGTTTCTCGATTTTTCCTATTCGATGGTGAATTGCTTCAGGAATATGAGGAACTCGTGAAAGATGAAACTTCTGCCGGTGAAAAAATCAAGAAATCTATTGAATCAATTTTAGGAGTCCCCATTTTGACAAGCGCCGCTAATGATACTGCCTTTGTCCTTGACGAATACCGCAAGGAACAGACAAAAGCAGCTCAGGCAAATAAGCAGACAGAAAAGTATGCCGCACAGATTGAATCGGAAACGGCAAAGAAGGATGAGCAAACAAAAGAACTGGTGCGGCTTCAAGCAGCATATGAGGAGGCGCAAAATCTCAGGGCAAAACTTGAGGACGAAGGAAAACAGAATGAGCATCTCAGAGCATTAATCCAGAACATGGAGCATTTAGAGAGCGATATTGCTGCAAAAGAAGCTACACGTGATGGCCTTTTACAGTCAATTGTTGTTGCGACAAAAGATGTCTGGAGATATGTGATTGGCAAGAAAACCTCTGAAATTCTATCTCAGGTTAAGTCTGAACTATATACTCTCCAGCAAAAGCACAATACGCATGAGTCTGTTGCTCGACTTATGACATATATTCAACGTATCGTAGAAACGCATCATTGTGAATGCTGTAACCAGGATGTAGATGAAGCTCACGTAATTGCACTTAAAAAGCGACTTGAAGAAGAGCCAGGAGAATTTGGCGGACTGTCCACCGAAGAAATCGGGCGCATGAAAACTCTTCAAATCCGGCAGGCATCTTTGGAAAGTATGCAGAGCGCTACAGATGCCCAAGTTCTCAAGGTTTATGAGGACCAGTTGGCTGATCTCTTAGTGCAGATTGATGACGCAAAAGGTCAGTTCAAAGATTTGCGGGATGAGATTAGTCGCTACGGAAATATAAGTGACCTCACCACTGTCGCAAAAGAGAATGCACAAAACTTGGCAAAGTGCTACTCAAAGATTGAAAATCTAAAAGAAGGTATTCAAGCAACTAAGGATAAAATAAAAGAAGCCGACATTGCTTTAGCAAGCCTTGAAGAAAAAGTTCGGAAAGCAGGTACTTCTGATGCGGATTTAAATCTTGCAGTAAAAAAGGTTGAAATCTGTGCAGCACTCCATCAGTTATTTAACGACGGCATCGCTGCATATCGTGACAAACTAAAAGCGGAAGTTGAACGTGATGCTACAGAGCTTTTCTGCAACATTAGCAGCGATCCTGACTACACAGCGTTAAAAATCAATGACAATTATGGCCTCTCCATACAACATCGTTCCGGTGAAATAATACCATTCCGTTCTGCCGGGTTTGAGCACATTGTAGCACTGTCGTTGATTGGCGCTTTACACAAAAATGCCCCCTTAAGCGGACCTATTATAATGGATTCTCCTTTTGGACGTCTCGATCCAACCCATAAGAAAAACATAACAAAGGCACTGCCATTAATGTCCGATCAGATCATTCTTTTGGCGTACACTGATGAGATTGATGGGCAGACCGCCAGACAGGTTTTAGGAAGCACACTCAAAAAAGAATATCGCCTGAGAAAGTATGGTTCTTTCCATACAGCAATAGAACTGCAATAACTGGAGGTGACAGATATGAACGATATAACAAATTTCCGCTTATCAAAAGCCGCTAACGAGGTGGCTGATAAACTGGTCGCAACGGGGAAATTTGACCACGGAACATCTGCTGCAAAATTTGCTTTTGCATATGCAGTTAAAAATTTCTATGGGAAATTTGACCCTGCCACATATGCTGTCTCCGACAGCAATGGTAGCAATTACAGTGTCGGCTCGTTTGATGATCTTGCACCGTATGTGAAAGTGTTATACCCCGATACGGATACTCCTTACATTTATGTTAGAGCGTTGATTGTTTTTGGGCTGATTGAAATTGGCAAGGTGATAGATTCTGGCGGTATGCCGAAAATTTATTCTCTTTGCGAATAGCAAAACAACTCTATTCTATAGAGCACAATATGCACACCCTCATAACGAACTGTCCTGTAAATCGTTACGGGACGGCTTCATCGTTGTAAGGGTGTGCAAAATTACCATCGTGAACACTCAGTTGCACACGTTCAAAATAGTCTGTCGAAAATAGCGGGCAAAAAAATAGGACCTTTGCACACCCCTCGGTGTGAGAAAGTCTGTAAATCAAAAGGTTTTTACATTCTTTAACGAAATCCCGGAAACGAAGCCGTATCATATAGGGAACTATTATTTCGGTATAGACCTTTACAAATTCCCATTCTGGCTTGGACTGTATGAATTTGGTGTAGTAGTCAACCTGGGCTTCGTAACTGGTGAACTGCTCATCGCTATCAGTGGAAACGCGGGCGTATCCGGCGACACGTCTTTTCCGTGCAGCCACCGAGGGCAAATGCGTCAGTGGGTTTATGGTTGCGGGCATCATTGTTACTTTTGGCATTTGGACTTCTCCTTTCAAGGGCTTTTTGACGGGCGGTGGCCTTCATTTCATCCGTCCAACTTTGGCTGCGTGAGCGGTCTTGCCATGTCCGTGCGATCTCCGTGCCATCAAAGAAACGGAAAATCAGCACATTGCCGTTGCAGACCAAAATGCTCTTTATGAGCCTTCGGAGCAGATCCTCCGAAAAGCCTGTCTGCCCAAGTACCTCTGCGGTTACCGCGTGCAGGGTTTCCTCTGGGATTTGCTTGGAAGCACAGGCGGCTTTGCCCTGTGAATTGAAAGTTCCGCAGACCCAAACGGGACCCGTTTTCGTCACCTTGCGGCGATAGTTCTTTCCGCAGCCATCACAAACCAAAAGGCTCGTGAACGGGTATGTTTTCTTGGGTGTAGGCTTCTTGATGAACCGAGCCGCCCGCCTTGCCTTCTCTGCCTGTACTGCCTGAAAGGTCTCCAAGTCGATGATGGCATCGTGTGCATCCTCTGCGTGGTACTTTGGCAGTTCACCATTGTTGACGATTGTCTTTTTGGTGATGTGGTTCTCACGGAATGTTTTCTGTAAAATCAGATTTCCCGTGTAAGTGTAATTGCTGAGTATCTTAGAAATCACGGACTGCGCCCATTGCTTTCCGAAACGTGAAGGTATTCCTTCCTCGTTCAGTCGTTTGGCAATGGTAAGGTAGCCATCGCCGGAAAGGTACTCATTGTAAATGCGGTGGACAAGTTTGGCTTCCTCTGGGACAATTTCGTATCGCCCGTTTTTTAGCCGATACCCAAGCATAGCCCCGTTCCAGGGCATCCCTTCCTCAAAGTTCCGCTTGATGCGCCATTTCTGATTTTCACTGGCAGATCGGCTTTCTTCCTGGGCGTAGGATGCCAGGATAGTCATCATCAGTTCGCCGTCACCACTCATGGCATGGATGTTCTGCTCCTCAAAGAAAATGTCCACCCCCCAGGCTTTAAAGTCACGAACGGTCTGTAGTAATGTGACCGTATTTCGTGCAAAGCGGGAGATGGACTTGGTAATCACCATATCGATTTTTCCGGCACGGCAGTCTGCAATCAGTCTCTGAAAGTCTGCTCTGGAATCCTTTGTGCCGGTCTTGGCTTCATCAGCGTACACGCCAACATAGAGCCAGTCATCGTGATTCTGGATAAGGTCGCTGTAATAGCTGACCTGGGCGGACAGCGAGTGGAGCATGGCATCCTTTCCGCTCGACACACGGGCGTAGGCTGCAACTCGCTTTTTGTTATCCAGTTTTGGTGGTTTTGGTACAATAGTTATTACTCTTGGCATTTTGTCACCTCCTCGTAGTGTGACATATTACCTCTGAAACCACTATATATCAAGTCAATCCCGCGATATAAACTACACGAAGATATTCCAAATTTTTCGCGCTGTATTGTATCAATAACGGCGTAATCTTCCGAGGTTATAATCCCCATCGACAGCATTCGCTTTGCGTGGAGCATGGATGCCAGGTAGCATTCCAACTTGGCACGATATGCATCAGTCACAGTCATCACGCTCCTCTCCAAAGCGGTCAGAGACGTAGCATTGGTGGCTGCAGTATTTGCGTCCGCTATTACCGTATGCCGTGAAAGGTTTACCGCAGTGGACACAGATGTACTCATATACCGCTTTCCGATCCACGCAGTCTTGGTGGCTGTTCCACCAGGCAGTCCGGCAAGTGTCCGAGCAGAACTTGCGTGGTTTCTGCTTTGGGATGATTTTTATCAGCTTGCCACACTGCTTACAGGCAATCGTATTCTTGGCAGCATTGCCCAAGCCGTTACGGCGGCAGAACGAGCGTACTGTATTATCTGAGATGCCGAGCATCTCACCGATTTTTACATAACCGATGCCCTGCAAACGCAAAGACTTGATATTTTCCTTCTGTAGGTCTGTCATAAAGGGTCCTCCGTTCCTTCTACCTACTTGGGAAAAATGTCAACCCCTATAAACAACGAAAAGCCCATCGCTCGCAAATGGAACGATGGGCTTGATGCTTAGTTGGGGATCTTCAGCTTCCAACCGCTGTAAATAACGGTGGACTTGAGATTATTTAGTTCCTTGATTTCCGAGTAGCGAGAACCGTCACCCAGATACTTCTTGGCAATATCCCAGAGGGTGTCACCTTTGACAACGGTGTGGATGCGGTAGGTCTCTCCTGCTTTTGTAGGATAGATGGCAATTCCATCATTGCTGAACACAAAGGTTCCGGGGTTCTTGTCCGCGACCTTCTTTGCATTGTCAAGGATGCGGTAAGCACCTACCTGGGACTTCGCATCCTTCCAGGTCTTGCGGACACGGTAATAACCTGTGGTCAGCTTGGCGGGATAATCGGTGGAAGGTGCAAAGGTTTTGTCCGTTCCTGCGGTTTCCTTTGTCAAGAGTGCCCTGACATCAGCACGGAAGGTATCCATGCTCTTGCCGTGCTTGGGGAACCAATGCATGACATCCCCGTGGTTGGATGCAACGCCCTGCTTGTAGCCCTCACAGTGGCAGATGATGTTCTTTTCCGTCAGGCCGTACTGTTTGCAGAGGTAGGCACAAAGTTCGACGGCCTCCTGATACACCTTTTTGAAGTAGGTGCCGTCAGCGAGACCGTCCTCACAGATTTCAAAACCGATATGAGTGTTGTTTGCAGAACCGCCGGCGTGCCAACCACGGTGGTCCCAGGGCAGGGTCTGGTAGGTTGCCACAGAGCCATCAGCCAGCTTGCCGATGAAGGCGTGGACGCAGACCTCGCGACCACCGGGATGGTAGGTGTTCCAGTGATTGCCGTACTGGTTTTTGCCCAGTTTTCCGTCATCGGGACCGACATAGCGTTTCAGCCAGGGGTTGTTCGCACCAGTGGAATGCACCATGATACCCTTGACGGTGATTTTCTTGCCAGCCTTGTAGCAAGCGTTTTCGGTAAGAATGAGTTTATTCAGATTCATTATCGTTTCCTCCCTTGTTGTGAAGCTGTGCCAGGATGTCCTTCAGCTTGGAAGGTACAGGCAGCCCCAGGTGCGCCGCATTTTCCAGAAGGGATACACCCTCATTGGAAAGATAGAAAAAGATCACCGCAGTACGCAGCACCCCAGCTTCGCCCAGCACATAGATATCCAGAATGTTGCCGATGCCGACCAGGGTAAAAATCAGCACCTTTCGGCAGATCCCCTTGAATCCCACCTCGCTGGAAAGCGAGTGGTCTGCAACGGCGCACATTACACCGGTGATATAGTCGATTACCACAAAGGCAATCAGTGCATACAGAAAGCCGTCCGCACCGCCCAGAAACCAGCCGAGAAAGCCGCCCAGAGCCGTGAAAGCAATCTGAATGCCAGACCAGATTTGTTTCATTTCGTTGTCCTCCTTAAATATTAATATGAAAAAAGCACCTCTTCCGAGATGCTCGTCCCTTATGTCAGCCACGCCGGTTTCTCCGGCACAACCTTTGTTTCGGTCACTTTCAGCCACTCTTTGTACCACTTTTTGAGTTCTGACTTTTGTTTTTGCGTCAGTTCCTCATACCACAGCGTTCCGCGATTGACAACCGAAAAGCACTCGGTCTCTCTGCGCTTACGGTAATTATCCAGAGCAGTCTCTTCTGTAATGACCTTAAGTCGCTCTTCGTCAAATGTAGCAGTACCGTCCCGCACCCGGTAGGATGTGAAATTATCCTCGAAGTGGAACGAATCACCGGGGTCGGTAACCTCAACGCTGTCCACGAGGTCACCGATGAGGGCGTAATCGGTAATGTAGCCCTGTTCATTTATCTTTACTTTCATGTCCTCACTCCTTAATTCACTCCATATACATTGCGGACTATGCCGTTACCGCCGCCACAGGTGAGAGTAACAATCGAACCGGAATACGATAGCTTTATTGTCTTATAGTTGCTTTCGTCAGCAAACTGAAAACTCGCAGCGGTAGTTGTCAGCACCGCTTTGGGTATCACCACCGCTGTTTTAGATGCAGTGGAACTCGGCGTACCCATAATCACGTAGAAATTGTAGTTCCCGTAATTGAAGGTAATGCTGCCACTGGAAAGACTTCCACTGTAAAGAGAAGTGACAGAAATACCAAGGTTTGTTCTGGCACTTTCAGCCGAAGATGCTCCCGTACCACCATCTGCTACAGCCACGGTATTCCCGGTATGATAAACAGTGTACCGAGTTCCGGGATGCGTGGCCGTTGCCTGGTTTGGTGCAAAATATAGCACACCGCCGTAAGCATAAAGCCGATCCCAGGTGGTGGAGGAACGATAGAAGTTGATTCCTTCACAGGCAGAATCCGCAGCGTCCTGAAAGAATAGTCCGTTGACCCCAATCACATCCGAATTGTGCAAATGCAGTCCGTAATTTGGGTAATACTGATCACTGCCTGTTTCCACCACTTTGGGCTTGATAGTCTCTGAGTTTATGAGCATAGCAATCGCTCCGGCGATAGTTGTTGAACCCGTGCCACCTTTGCTCACGGGCAAAGTACCGGAGAGATTTCCGACCGGCAATGTTCCGTCAAGTGACGTTGCGGACAATGTACCATCAACCGAAACGGGACCTTCGATTTTGGCGTCACCCACCACATGGAGTGCTGCGGCAGGTGTTGGCGTATTGACACCGAGCATCTTTTTCCGCAAAGCCAGCAGCGGTGTGCCTTGGGATACCACGAAATACAGATTCACCGCAGTCAGCGAGGATAGCTTATCCATGATCTGCACATGAAAATCGTAGGATGAGTTGGCATCCAGAGAACATAGTTCCAGATTGGAATAGCTGAACGATGCGCCGGACTGCGTCACCGCAGAAAGAATGCTTGTATAACTGCCGTAGGATGTCTCACTGGTCAGCTTGTAGCGGTAGCGAACATAGAGCAGATTGTTTTTCTGAGCGCCATCCACGGTGATAGCCGAGATGGTACCGTTAAAGGCAAGCTGCATTTCAGCTTCGATGTCATTGGTACGGCGCAGCGTAATGGCAGAAACCTTCGGCACAGCATACGGAATAACCGTGATATTCTTGGTTACGCTTGCCGTGTAGCCACGGGAGTCGGTAACCGTCAGCACAACAGCCACTGCGCCGGACTGAGAGACCTTGCCTACAGTTAATGCAGAGCCGGTGGTATTGGACACCGATACACCGTTACAGGTTGCGGTGTAGTTTGCAATGGCGGCGCTGTTCTTTGCCGCAGCCGTTCCGGGCGTTACTTTTAACGTGGAGTAGCTTTGGATAAAAAGCTGATTGTTCCCGGTTATGTTGTAAGTGGTGCTGTAGCTATCCTCATAGGTAAAGCCGCTTAAGGTGGGGCCGGAGTTGGCAGCGGTGGTCTGCACTGTGGCAGTTTTGGTGGAAGTCGTGCCGACCTGGGTATTACCATTCATGGTGACCAAAACAATGGTGGCATTAAAGGATTTCATGCTTGCCATTGCTTCCAGCAGGTCAGCCCGTTCTGTCTGCGACAGCGTAACGGTTCTGTCTGCAGTTCCGACAGTCCAACTCCGCGCCGCGAATGCCACATAGTTCGTACTGCCGTTTCGGATGTACAGATAGTAGGAATAGGCAGAATTATATACCGTCACATTCAGCTTGAAGGACACGGTTGCATCGTCTGCCGTGATGGTTTCACAACTGTGGATTACCGCACCGCCCAGGGTTTTTACTGAAACAGTGCCGGAAGTCCCATATACCTGATTGGATTTCTTTCTGGCACGAACTCGGACGGAATAGCTTGTATTCGGAGAAAGACTCGTCAGAGTGATGCTGACGGAAGTTCCTGCGGTGGTGGAAAACTGTGTCCAGGTACTGCCTCCATTGGTGCTGTACTGCCAAATATCCGAGGTGGCAGATGAACTTGCGGATATCTTAAAACCATTCGCTGTAATATTGGAAACAGAGCAGGACACGGTCGGTGCGGTGCGGTCAATGTTGGTCAGCGCCATTGTGCCGCCGTATTCCTGGGAACCGTAAATATACACACGTGTAGAAAAGCCAACGCTGATTGTCTTTGAACCGCTGCTGTCATGCGCAACAGTGATTGTACCGCTTACAGAGCCTTTCGCTGCAGGAAACACACGGTCATCCCATGCGGTTCTTGCTTTGTAGTAAACCTGGGTGCCGTTGATGGTCACAGTTGTTGCATCAATGGTATAGTAGGAGGACGCGCCACCGGCAGAAGTCAGCGTCCAGGTCAGTGTAGAAGTATTGGCTGCCACATTGACAGATTCCGTGATTGTCAGTTGAAGATAGCGTCCGTCATAGGATGCGCTTGTCCACGAAGCCATACGGCATTCCTCCTTAATCCAGAATAACGATGTTCAGCCCCTCGGAGGCGGTTGGCATCGGCACAAATTTTGTCCTTCCAACGGTCAATTCACCGTCTACCGTGGTCTTTTTCGTTTGGGTTTCGTCTTTGTTCAGAGTGAAAATAACCTCGTCATTGTAATAGCCGGCAAACTCCGTGTTTGTAATGACCGTCCTTTGGGACGATGCCAGGTTGGAAACCTCAATCCCTCGGCGGTCAATTTTCACTTCTGCGGTGTAGATTTCATTGGGTGCAGGAGTCCATTTCCGAGGAATACTGCCTTCCGTGAGCATAATGTCGGATACATACAGCGATGCCTGCCTGCTGTAGCAGTAGATCCGCAATGTGGGGTCTGTAACTTCGGGAATCGTGACGGAAAACTCCTCCCACCCAAAGGCTGTGGTTCGGCTGAACAGATATTTTTGTTTGGTGCCGTTGTACTGCACATACACATAGGCGGTGTAATCCGCATAGGTTTTCTTGGCACGGAGGGTGATGGTATATGTGCCGGGAACAACACCGTAGATGTATTGTGAAAGACTGCTGGAAGCACCGAGAAGAAACGCAGAGTCTGCGGTGGTATTGTTCTGTGTATCTGTGGAACTGTCGACCGTTACCGTTCCGCTGTAGGTCCAATCATCTGTGATACCGTTAAGCCCGGCAGAGTTTTGCACATAGTTCATGCCGCCGATGTACTGCTCCTCAAAAGTAAGGGAAAGGCTATCGACCGTCTGCTGCAACTGAGAAAGTTTGCTCTCCGCTGCCTGAATTTTGGCAGCTGCAGCCTCTTGGGTTTGGGTTATCGACTCAACAGATTCTGTCAGACTGGATACATAGCTGTTCAGCCCTTCTGCAGAAAGCTGTACTTCGGACACTCGGTTGCTGACTTGTTCAAGTGCTTCGGAAGTGGCATAGGCGCGAAGGTGAACTTCACCCGTTTCCAAGTCCCACCAGGAAGAACCGTCCTGGGACTGAATCACACCAGCCTTAATGATGTTTGCAATCAGTGAGCCGGATGTAATGAAGTCTGCCACAATCTGCCCGTCGGAGGTGATGGCGGTTTCATAGGGCCCGTTATAGCCGTTAGATGAAAAGCCAAGACCGCCAACATTCCATCGCCAAACATTGACGGCTTCTTCAATTGACGGTGCATCCAGAATGAGCAGTTCGTATGGCTGCCCGGTTTCACTATCCGTGCGAATGACCACATAGCCGCCTGTTTGCCCTGTAATCAGCCCCGTGGCATTTTTGATGGCGGTATTCATCAGCACCGGGAAACGGTCGACTTTTTCTGCGGCTTCAGCGGCGGCAGATTCTGCAGAACTGACATTATTCAGCAGATTGGCTTTTGCCGAGCCGAGGGTGATGGACACATACTTTTCGACAAGGGAGTCAAATACCGTGGTGATGACTTTTGCCTTTGCTGTGATGCCAAGCAGACTATGTCGGATAGTCACGGTGTCGCACAAAGAAACGTACTCCAGAACAGCGGCATAGTCCGGTTGTTTCCAAAGCGGCTCAAAGGCAACCGTCAGCGTAGGGACTGCTTTTCCGAGCGGATTACTTTCCAGATAGTTGTTGGCATAGGTACGAAGCCCAGCCTCTGTGGGTGTATTCTCGTCATCGAAATACTCGGTAAAATCACGGATGAAAGTCTTTCGCTGCACCAGTGTGGTGTCCGCAATGGAAAGAAGAACCTCCGGCAGCGTGATTGCCGTTTCTGTACCGTCCTCTGCCGTCACGATAGCGTAAGGGAGAAGGTCGGTATAGACATCTGTATTTTCGCTGTCATGCTCCATATCCGTGAGGTTTTTTCCATATTCGATGACCACGGCCTTGATGGTGAATGACTTTGAAGTTATCCCATTCATACTCGCCACCCCATAGGTCAAGAAAAGAACCGGCCACACCGCCCAAACAGGCGCGGACACTCTGGGGCTTTGCCACCGAGAACGCTTTTGCCGAAGAGTAATCGGTCTGGCAGGTGAAGTTATGGGGTGTTGCTGTATTTTGGAACACACGCTCCATTGCAAGCGGCGCAGCAATGTTTGAATCCGACCATTGTAGAGCCGCTATATCGGAAAGGTCATAGCTGATATGTTGGGCATAGACTGTGACCTCGCCGTTAATAGGTGTGGTGATGCGATAAATGCGGAATGCCTGGTCGGCGGCGGTGTCATTCGGCTTCGCCTTGACAATTCGCTCCGTAGCCAATTCCTGATACATTGCTCCCGTGATGGGATATTTTAATTGACACTCATAGGCACCGTTGCGTTCTTCAGTGACCTCGCAGGAGGTACAGTCTTTCAGGACACCGATGCCGAAGGTAGTAAAATTGGTGGCATTCGCTTTAAACAATACAGGAATCACCAGACCTCCTCCTTTCTGTTGTAATAGAAATTGGGGAATATTTTATAGAAAGAAGAATGCGATTTGTTCCCCAATTACAAACTGCACCACCTTGGAAGAACCGTCACCAATGTAATGCCGCCGGTGAAAGTGAAGATGTTATCGCCCGGATACAACACCGGAAAACCATCTCCAGAAACGGTGTCATTTCTTGATTCGGTCCCACTGTAACAAAGCATCTGATCTGAATCAATGGTGAGGTTGTCTGCGTCCGTGAATGCCCAAGTTGCATTGGAATCTGCCGACTGAATGGTCAGCGCACCTTCACCGCTGCCGGTTAGGGTTATCCTCGGTTTGCTGACAAAAGGATACGGATTCGTGACCTTGCCGCTGTTGGCGAGAACAACCTCTTTATTGCCATCCGCATCGTAACGGAAAGGCTTACAGGAAAAGCTGATGGTGAAGATGCCGATACGGTTCATTTGATCTTCAATGTCCAACTTCCCTGAGTACACAGCTTTGCGGGTGAACTCTGTATCATAGGTGTCAGAGAGGTCGTGATAGGCATTCAGCTCGGAATAGAGCCAACCCTTCACCGCTGTAATTTTCTCAGCCAGTTCGGAGATGGACTTTGCCGGGATGAACACTGAGTAGGTCATCTGCACATTGGGGAATCTACCGTTGCCGGAAATGAGGTCACCATCCCGTCCCGGAATGGATAGAAAGTCCACCTCATATTCCGGGGCGGAAAAGACATTCTTGCTTTCGATACGAAGGCCCATATCACAGGAGCGGATGCCCTTATACACAAAATAATTCACGCAAAAACCACTCCTTTTCGTTTTGCAAACTGTCCTGCGGTCACCATGACTTCATTGGTGAGCTGCTGAATGTCCTCGTTTGAATAATTGTTGAAGTTTGTAATGTTCAAAATAAGCTGGAAACCGGAAGCCACAGCACCACTGGCAGCTGAAGCAATGGACCCACCGATGCTGCCATCCACACTAAAGTCGGTAGGCAGTGCTGTCTGCATATCCTTTGCCAGATCACCCATAACACCGTTGATGTCTTTTGCCATTCCTTCGGCAGCTTTTACAGCTTCACCGCCGTTAGCATCAATAGAGCCGGACAGACCCTTGACGAGCATCTCACCGACCCAGGCCATTTCATCCGAAGGTGAATGGATACCAAAGAAGTCGCATATGCCGTCCCAAATGGAAGAAATCCACCCGGAAACTTTATCCCAAAGCCAGCCTGCAAGTTGCTGGATACCTTGCCACAAGCCCTTGACGATGTTGCCGCCAATGTTGACGATTTCACCCATCAAGGAGCCGAACGCCTTCACAATACCCGCAACAATCTGCGGTACGGCTTTTACAATTTCCACGATGATGGTGGGCAGATTCTTCACCAGGGATACCAGCAGCTGAACACCCGCTTGAATTATCTGCGGAATATTGCTTATCACAGCATTTACAATGCCGGAGATGATCTGCGGAATAGCATTGACTATCGTTGTAATGATGGTCGGCAGTGCTTGGATGAGTGAAATCAGCAAATCAATACCTGCCTGGATGATTTGCGGAATTGCCCCAAGGACGGCCTTGACGATACCGTCAATAATCAGTGGGATAGCCTCCACGATGGCTACGATGATATCAGGCAGAGCCGCCACCAACGAAGTCAGAAGCTGTATACCCGTTTCGATAATCTGCGGAATCGAATCCAGCAGGAAGGATATGATGCTCATGATGATTTCCGGGAGCGCCGCAATCAGCACAGGGATAGCAGCAAGAAGACCGTCTGCAAGCCCTGTGATAAGTTGCAATGCGGCATCCAAAATCATCGGGAGACTGTCAATCAGGCTCTGCACAATGGTAATGACCGCTTGCACCGCTGTGGGAATCAGCGTAGGCAGCGCCGTTGCAATGCCTTGGACCAGGGACATCACAATCTGAATGGCGGCTTCCACCAACAGAGGGAGATTTTCAATCAACGTATTTACAATGGTCAACACCGCCTCAATGACCACCGGGATAAGTTCCGGGAGCAGGGTCAGTAACGTATTCAGCACCTGGCTGAACAGGTCAACGATGGTTTCCAAAAGTGTGGGCAGAAGTTCACCCACCATCTCAAGCAGAGCATTCAGCGCCGTTGGTAGCGCCGAAATGATGTTTTCGATGATGGGTGTAATGTTTGTCAGAACATCCTGAAAAGCATCCACTACATTGCTGCAAAGCTGCTCAATGTCCGCATCCGCATTGCCGAAGCCTACGATAAGATTATCAATAGCGGCGTTCATAGAATTCATAGAACCCTGGATGGTATGCTCTGCTTCGGCGGCTGTGGCGCCGGCAACGCCCATGCTATCCTGGATCACATGGATGGCATCAACCACATCAGCGTAAGAACTGATGTCGTACTCAATACCGGAAATGGCCTGGGCATCCGCAAGCAGCCGTTCCATTTCTTCTTTGGTGCCGCCGTAGCCCAACTTGAGGTTGTCCAACATCGTGTAGTTTTGTTTTGCAAAACCTTGATACGCATTTTGAATGAGTCCGATATCCGTACCCATCTTATTGGCGTTATCGGCCATGTCCGTAATTGCCATATCCGCATACTTTACAGCCGCCTCGGTGTCACCACCAAGGGACTGGATCAGCGAGGCGGAGAAAGAAGTAACGGTCGACATATAATCGTTTGCCGACATTCCTGCGGTCTTGTAAGCGTTGGAGGCATACTCCTGCATTTTCGCAGAGGAATCACCAAACAAGGTGTCGATACCACCGACCAACTGCTCATATTCTCCGTAGGCTTCTACCACGGCTTTTCCCAGAGAAACGGCGGCAGCAGCGGCAGCCGTAACCACCGCAGCCATTGTCACACCCACACCTTTTAGCACTGATCCGAATTTGCTGAACTTACCCTCGGAATCCTCGGCGGCATCTCCGGCATCATCAATGTCATCGGCCATCTCATCTGCAGAATTTCCGGTGTCATCCATTTCTTTGCCCAACTCATCCATAGCGGATTCGTTGTCAGCCACTTCACGCTCCATGCCGTTCAGGGCGGCTTGGGCGTTATTTAATTGAATTTGCCACGCCTGAGTGCGACGGTCATTTTCGCCAAAGGACTCGGCGGCATTGGCAAGAGCCTGTCGCAGGGTTTCGATTTTCTGCTTTTGGGCTTCAATTTCTTTGTTCAGCACCTGGTTTCGTGCTGCAAGGGCTTCTACAGAACGATCATTCTTGGAAAATTGGGACTCCGTCAGTTTCATTTCCGAACCGAGGACTTTAAAAGACTGGTTGATTTCGGACAGCGCCTTCTTGAATTGCTTTTCGCCCTCAAGACCGATTTTTAAGCCAAAATCATCTGCCATATCACCACCGCCTTTCCTTTAGAATCCGTCTGGGATGATGTCATCAATGAAATGCTCCCGTTTCGGTTTTGCAATGCCGTTGTACTGTTTATGGCACT